CCACCAACATTAGTAAACACCTCTATAGTGTACCGATTGACAGCGTATATCTCATTTCTTAGTTTAACTATTGATTTAATTGGATCTGGATCTATCTCTGAACTACCATATTTAAGAGGGTTAATAGACGTTGGATCGTTAAGCTCTGTTACTACAAGGAACTCACCATCTGTTGTCATAAAATAACCATCTACCCATACTACATCTAACACTGTTCCTAAATCGGGATCTGTTACCTGTGATAAAGTAGTGCCGTCATAATAAAAGAGATTACCATTTGAAGCTATTGCTAGTCTATCAAAGGAGTAATCCATAGATACATTGTTCTTGTCGTCTCCTACATCACCGATCACTGTAACTTGGAATCTATCATTGATATAACATAAACTAGATCCCATTACTCTATAGTGATATCCATTCCAGTTTATAGCACCTCTTGAAAGTCCTGCACCTACTCCTGTTTTAAGTATACCCTCAACTGGTCGTAAATAACCTTTAGATATACCAGTATCGTGTACTACAGGAATCATATTAACAGGATAAGAGGTTTTATAGTCTGTGTTCTCACAGGTGTATGTCCCATTTAATATAGGTATTTGCACTACCCTATCCTATACCATGTATTTACTGTTAAGTCATACTTAAGAGTCATGTAGTCATCTGCACCCATTGAACTAGGTATTCCATGCGCACCTGCTGCACCATTTAGATTAACTACAAAGTTAGTTATTTGCTCAGTAGTATTCATAATAAAGTACTGCTTGTCTCTTAGGTTTGTGTGCATTGGTAATGTTATTGCACCATCTGCGTAAGCTGTACCAGGTGTTAATATTAAGTGTGTATCTAAATTATCATCGTTAATTAGTATATTAAACCCTGTTGAACTAGGTGCACTATATTGTGTTGTTGCTTCTGTTGCCCCAGGTAATACTATGTTGTCTTGGAATAGTTCTAATAATTTACTATAAGGAACTAAAGACCAGTCACTTACATCGTTATCCCATATAAAATCTAAATCTGATAATTTAGGATCATTTTTTCTATTGTATGTTCTAGACATCTACTGGACTCCCTGAGAGATCAATTCTCTCGTCTACTGCTACTACTGTTTTCTGTTCTGGTGGTCTTGAAAATGGATACTCATTAGTTTTATATCCTTGACCTTTAGGCATTGATGGTAATTGCATCTCTCTAGGTAATGCTGTCTTAATCATTAATGTATCAAGTGCGTTCTTTGCTGTTGATTTAGTCTCGGGAAATACTATCTTACCATAACTAGGTGCTATCCTTAACGCTAGGTTTGTAATAACAGCTTCTAATGCTGATGCTGGTAGATTAGTATCAGTATCTAAACTAGATCCATTAGCACTCGTTGAGGATGGATAATATAGCTTAATACCTCTTGCGCTCCACTCTGCCATCATACTATCAAGTCTACGCATTGCAGACTCGGTTTGTTCTGGTGCTATATCAAAGTCATAATCGGCTATCCCTATTTCATTAAGGGCTGAATGTACTATCTCACCTTTAGTATATCCCATAACTATTCCTTTATTTTTTCAAGCTGTCGTTTCTTCTGTTCGCTGTTCTTCTTCATAAACTTTTTAAGCTCATCACCCTCAAGTCCACATTCGATTGCTAACTGTTTCCAACTTGGTTTATCTTCTATTTTAAGTTCTACTGGCTTACTGTTTAAAGCCTCGTTAAAGTCATCTATATAACCATCTTCAATTGTTGCGTCATATTCTGATTCAGTCTTAACTAACTTGCTAGAGTAATACTTATCTTTACCCCATTTTAATTTACCACCGCTTTTATATAATGTTCTTGGAAAATCCATCTAATCTCCTTTAAATTAAAAGGAGGCTAATTAAAGCCCCCATATTATTAGGTTTGTGAGAATAACATTATACCTGACATCTCAGGACAAAGGTTATTAACACCAAAGAAAACATCGTATCTAATCTTTGTTTTAAGACCATCTATTCCTGTCTGTTTAGACATAACGATTTCAATACCGTTCTCAGTTGTTCCTCTAGTAACTGCCATTCCAGAATCATCTACTGCAATTTTACCAGGTATAATCTCTAGTGCATCTTTAACCCAGAAAGGATTAACACGAGCATTAACAAGGTTTAACCATGTAATAGCTGCTGTAGCACTTGCAGCTGTATTTTCACAGTTTTGATACTGCTTCTCACTAGGTGCTGGTGATGCAATCTGTGCAGTTGTCATAGGAGGTACTATTGTCATAGTAGTAGCACTATCAACTGATACAACTCTAAATGTTTTTAATATACCTGTTGATATTTTTGTAATGTGGTGTACTGCCTCTAGTCCTGCAACTGTAAAGCAATCTCCTGCTTTAATACCAGTATTAGTTGTTGTTGTAATAGTTTGGTATCTAGCATCAACATTATTAACCCCATTTACACCTGTTACTGTTGCAACTGGTACATGATAGTTGGTTGCTCCATCTAAAGTTGACATAGTTACTGCTACACCTGGTGCTGCTGCTGTTAAGTAATTCGCATAATCTAATTTAAATGTATCAAATGATGCTACTTCACCAATGCTTGACTTTTCATAAGCTGTTAACGCTTTACCACTTAAAGTCTGTCTAGCTGCTAAGTTGTCAGCCATGCCGTTATAGTCTCTAGTAGAAAGTGCTAAGTATCTATCAAAGTATTTTACACCCTGCTCATTAAATGTTGCTTCACACTCTGCCACATCGCTATAGCCTGTTGCTGCGGTTGTAATAGGAACAACTAAAGAACCCTGGTTCGCTGCTGCGTTCATAATAGCAATGTTTACTTGTGACGCTAATGTTTCTGCTGCTGCTATACCAAGCCTGTTCTCTTGTAAGGCATCTCTATACTCTTTTGCGTCTAAGTTGAAGTTGGCAGATTTAAAGATATTAATAGAAGATTTAACAGATAGTTGTGTTTTATCTTCAAAGTTACCTGATTGATCCATTCCGTCTTCCGCATACATAATGTATGGTTGTAATCTCCATATCTCGTCATGTGCTCTCGCCATATCTGTTTGATCTGTTCTATACTTGTTTACATTTCGTGATAAAACAAGTTGATCCTCAAACTTGTCTAGTGTCTCTGTAAAATTCGTTAGCTCTTGTTTTGTAAAATCGTTAGCCATTATTTTTTCCTTTTAGCGTTTCTCGCTATTCTATAATCTGTCATATCGCCCTTCTTAGAGCATTTCTCGTATAGACGATCCAAAGCTGCATCAGATACAACACCTCCACCGCTACCTCTTAATGTCGTCTCTGGTTTTGGTATTGCTTTTCTTCCACTCACTTTTAACTGTCCCTCTAATTCTGCTAATTTGTATGCAAACACTAGGTTGTCTTCTATCTTGCTTAGTTCTTCCAACTTCTTTTTGTTCTTAGATAATGCGTACACTATCAAAGCTGGATTCTTAGCAGCATGAAGGATAATCCCCTGCTTGTTCACATTTAGCTTCTCTTTAACTACATCTTCTGCGTCATCAAAGTTCTTTACTTTTAACTCATCTTTTAACGCTGTGTAGTTCTCTTGCTTCTGTTTCCATTCTTTGGCTTGGGTTTCTTCTGCTTGCTTTTTCTCAACGTCTTGTTGGCTTACAAGTCTTTTACGTTCAAACCATGCTTCTAGCTCTTGATCTTTCTTGTCTTCATCCCAACCACAACTTTCTAGCGTAGGCTTTGCGCCTAACTCGACAACAGGCTTTTTCTCAATTGTCTGCTCTTGTAGCCGTAACTTCTTTTTAAGCTCTCGGTTTTGCTTTCGTAAATCTTTAACCCATGATGGGGCTGGTTCCTTTTCAGGTTCAGGCTCCTCATCGCCTATTGTCACAATTAAATCTTCCTCATCCTCTTCTGTGTCCTCGGAATCAGTATCAACCTCTGATGTGTCGGCTTGCGTCTCAACTACATCTTGCTCGTCAATAACCTGGTTTTCATCAAGTTCCACTTCTAAAGATTCATCATCTTTAACTTCGTCTTCTGTTAACATTATATACCTCTTTTTCTCATGCTTCAAGTTTGTGAACTAACGCATGGTTTTTAGTTCTGTTTCATTAGGTTTTCAATACCTTTTAACTGTTGCTCTTTAATATCTGCGTAAATCTCTTGCTCTTTAGCAGTGTTAAGATTTATATCAGATTCTACTTTGCTTATATCTGCCATAGTCTTCTGTGCTTTGGCTTCTTCATTCTTAGCCATTGACTCAGCAAGTTGTGCGTTAGGATCTTTCTCTCCTGCTGTTGCTTCCATAGCTTTGGCTTCTTCCTCAGTTGGCTTGTATACTCCTAGCGTTACTAATTGCTTTCTAAAGTATTCTCTAGCTTCTGATATACCCTCACCTTCCATGTTATACATAATCATAGATTGGATTACTTTCTGATCCTCAGGTGATGATACCATTGGCAACATAGCCATTAATGATTTAACTGTAGCTTCACGTTTAGTGGAAGAACTTGCCCCAACATCAACGCTGACATCAAATGTCGCTTTAGTTATATCGTTTCGTAATGTGTTCTCACCCTCGTCACTGATGTAAGGTTGCATTAATTCAATAGTCCCAATCTCATCTTGCTTTCCGACCGTCTTCATCTTTCGACCATCTTCAACATATAGATCTTTAGCCATTGATAGCCAAATCTCGCCACCTCTTCTAATACCTTTAGCCATGTTAGACATATATATATAAGCTTGCCCATCTATCCTTGATTGAATAGCCTCAACAGCTTTACCCGATATATTAGATACCATCTTGTCGCCTTCACCCTGGTTACCAAGTATATCTTTCATGTCTATATCTGTTATCTGTAATAGTGCTGCCATAGCTGGTGGGATCTGTGGTGGTTTAGTATAACCTAAAGCCCCTGCAGGCATTGGTGTACCGTCTGCATCTTTCATTGAGTTTAGAAGTAAGTAAGGATAGTTTTTAAGATTATCCTCTGACCACATTGTTTGATGTCCTTGAACCTGCTCTGGATTAAAGATAGGCTTCTCAACAGTTGATAGTGCTGATACTTCTGCAAGCTTAGATATTTGCATATTCTTAAGTCTCTGCATATCTTTTGCTAGTCTTACATGTCCCATACATCTCTCTACGTTCTCTATAACACAACGCTCACCGTATACAGGGACAACAGGTATATGTTTACCTGCTATAATTCCACAGTCCTCTAGCACTTCATCACCAGACAAGAAATATTTATGTACTCTTCTCTTCTTAACTTTCTTCTGTCTAACCTCAACAGTTCCAACAGCATCTAGCATCTCTTCTAATCCTGGATCATCTTCAAAGTCATTGTCGTTATATCTTTCTTCCGAACCGTCTAATGTCTTAAATATTCGTACTGTCTCACTTTTATATTCTATCTTGTAATACTCTGCTACATAAACCATGTCGGGAGTATACCAATCATATTCTAGTTGTTGGATCTCTTTGTTAACTGAGTTAGGCTCTTTGTCCCATAGCTTCTCGAATAATTGTGGAGTCATAGACGTAATAACATAACAATAATTTGCGTCTGCTTTATCTTGTCTCTTAGCGTCTAGGTCAAACCATACCGAACTATCAGCGTCAAAGATAGGTTCTATCCTAATCCTTTGGCTTTCGTTCTCATCGTCTTCTTCGTCTTCATACTCTGCTTTATATCTA